CCACAATGGATTTGTCCAACGCTTCGTTGTCCTTGTAGGTGAGTACAATCATTTCGGCATCGGGGTCGTTGACCAATTCACTATCCACCCAAAATTCTGCCACTGGGTTATAGTCAAGGTAAATGAATTTTCTTGTACGAATCGCCATTTGATAGTACGATTCCCAATCTATGTTGTTGCACTCGTTCACGAATAAAACATCACGCCTTGCACCCCTTAATTTTTGTGGTTGGTCTGCACTAAAAAATTCAATGTAACTGTCATTGCTGAATGTGTAGGTCAATGATGATTTATTCCATTTCAACGGATCAAACATTCCCACCATGTCCATAATTTTAAGGAAGTCACGGATTGCACCCCGTCGCAAATGTGGGATGGTTTCCGATACCACGCTAATTTCACACTTTGCGTTCTGCACCGCGTATGTGATAAGCATCGGTATAATGCTGAATGTTTTTGATGAGGATGTGCCACCCCTAACTATCCGCACCCGCTTCCGCAGGTTGGCAATTTTACTCTGGGCGGTCGTGGTTTGCAACATTACTTCACATCCAAATCAATGCCGTTGAAGATTGGTTTTTCCGTGGTAACATCAATTTGTTGGGTCGGCATACCAAATCCCGAATCCATCAATTGTTTGTACGCACCCACATCACCTTTCCTTGCCTTGTGTATCATTGCAAGGGTGATTAAATCTTCTTGGCTTAGTTTCTCCAATTCCCCCGTGATGGGGTTCTTTGTGTCTTGCATAACCTCCAACCACTTCCGTGCGATGGTGCTTCGGTTCTTTGTTCCCTTGGGTTTCCCGTTGGGATTCCTTACCTCACCTGGTTGGGCGGGTTTCAAATAATCTTTATTTGCCATAATTACTTATCATTTGCTTATCAATCGTTTGGTAAAATCGGGATGGGCATCCACCAAATTGGTTGATGTATTGGGCTATCATCGTGTTCTAAATACCATTGTCCATCCATAATGTATGCGACTTGCGTGGTGTCAATTAATACCAAGTCGTTGTCGATTGGTGTGGTTCTGTTTGTTTCTCGCCATGCTTTCATAATTTTGTTTATCTTTGTTTTATACTCGCGGGGTTAGTGTAATGGTAACACATCAAGTATCCAACTTGAAATCGGCGTTCGATTCGACCACCCCGCTCAACTTTTTTGGATAAGGTTTGTGTTGCAACTTGTATTCAATCATTAACTTTTTTTCCAATGGGTATACATATTTTCGTTTACCCGCTAACTTTCTTTTGATTTCTCCTTTGCCATGTCTGGCGTGTATCCATTTTCCATTACAATAATACTCAAATCCACTTGATTCCGATTCCCCTAAAAATATCCAATTGGTCGCTTGATAAATTGTTCCATAATGGTATTGTCCTTTATCTGAATAGGATATTAACATTTTGACGGATGGGCAATCCTTTTTAACTAATCTCATTGATATCCCCAACGCTTGTGATGTTATTTTTTGTTTTGAGTTTAACGCAACCCTTCGTAATTCTAACACTTCACCATTTCGCAATTTTAATTGTTTACCAATTGCGGGGGTGGCGGGATACCCATATACAATTACTCCACAAAATTCATCATCATCATTAAATACCGCATACGATACATTTGCACCCATTGGGATTCTTTTTGCGTAATGATAATTCAAACACGCAAATTTAACCGCCTTGTATGATGCTTTTTCCAATCTCATATTTCAGTTACCAAAACTGACAAAAACGCTTTTGGATATGGCTTTGATAGTTCTTTGCACATTGGTATTACAGATTTTTCAAGTGGGTAAATATATTTGTGTTTGCCTTTAGTTATGTATTCAGTTGCATTTGGGTCTAAATACTTTTTTACATTTTCTATGTTGTTTTTGATTCCTTTTGAATTTGGAACTCTTGCATGAATTTTTTTACCATGCACAATGTATCCCGATTTCATGTTTTCATTGACCATACCAATATAATACCAATTTGATGATTGATAAATTGTGCCATTATGATTTTGATCCAAATCGCTATAGGAAAATAGTATTTTAACCAATGGATTGTTTTTGCGAAACAATCGTATTGACATTGCCAATGGTTTACTTACATTATTTTGTTTACCATTGAGTGCTACACGCACCAATTCTGCGGCTTGGCCTTGTTTCATACCCAAACTTTGACTAACATACGGACTTGCACCCAATCCGTATAATATCACACCACACCATTCATTTTCATCATTAAACACAGAATAACCAAATGTGTTAACGGGTATAGATTTGGCATAATGAAATTTAAGACACGCATATTTGGTCGCTTTGTATGACGCAATTTCTAACCTCATAATTCCCCCGCTGACACACTAAAATATGCACCTTTGAATTTGCGGTCCAAAAGTTCTTGAATATCAATTTCGGCTTTTTGCAATTGTTCTGGACTTTCAAATGTTATTTTCATCGTTGCGGGTTTGTTTTTTTCATCATCAACTAAATCATCACCCGTTGGTTCATCCAAAAACAATGGTACATCTAACCCCCATTCGTTTAATTCCCCTGGGTCCCAATCGTTTGCCAACGCATCCCAATCCCATTCACCAAATCCAACATTGTCTTTTATCAAAAATTCCCGTTGTTGTTGCTCGGTTAGGTTTTCCGCTTTAATGATTGGAACTTCCTTAATTCCAATTTCCTGGATGGCTTTTAACCGCATATTTCCTCCAAGGATCATCATTTCGTTGTTGACTACAATTGGGCGTATCTCCAACATTTCGGGAAAGTCCTTGATTGATTGCACCAACTTCTTGAATTTATCATCCTTAATGATACGGGGGTTTTCCGTGTTTGGGATGATGTCTTTTGTTTTAACCCATTCGATATTCATTTGTTTAGTTTTATTTGATGTGTGATAATTAAAAAGTCCATGTGTTGTTTCTTGTCACCCATTTCAATGTGGTGCTTTCTGCAAAGTGCCATTAAATTTTCGATGGTGTCCTTTGTTTTTGTGCCTCCCATTCCCCGTGGATGGATGTGGTGTATATCCACGGCCTGGCTTCCACACACCTCACACGGAATAAAACTATTGGTGTCATAACCAAAGTATGTTAAATAAATCTTTGTGTGTGGTTTCATCTTTGATGGCTTTCAAATATAGTTCATTACATACCCTTGGGTTCATTCCCATGTCCTCGCGTAAAATCATGATTGCGTACTTCTTAGCAAGGATTTCACGGCGTCTAACCACGGCCCCCATTTTGCTCGGTCTTGATATTTCTGTCTGCATTTTATACACATATAAATTTGGTTCGGTTCAATGTTTGGCCCCAACTCGTTGATAAGTTCTTTTGTTGATTCTGCATAATGGTCACAACAATCACAAAGGTTTCTCGTAAGTTTCATACACCTGGGTTAACTCGTTTATCATGTTTTGCCATGCCTTGGGGTTGCACGAACATGGTTTGTAAATTCTCTTTGAACGGAATATGCGTGACCATATTTCCGCTATCTTGTTTGCTTCCATTGGGGCCAATGTCGTGTCGTTTACTGTCTTAAAATGTGTCCACCAATGGTATTCATCCTCCGTCATGCACAATGGTTGACGGGTGGGGAACATTTTGTTCAATTTGTGTTTACGGGCATCGCATCCACAGTCCTCGCCCATCAAAAATTTGGTGGCAAGTTCAATCCCCGTGGCTTGTGTCACCTTCTGAATCATATCCCCCACCCCGATGGATGGTCGTGATTCGGTGTACTTCTTCCGTGTTTCGTTTTTCTTCTGCATAAATTTTATATTTTACCGTTGTTCTTTGTTTGATAAATTGTTTCGCGTTTTTGATTGAGTTAAATACACTATGGGTTGGAATGCCCGTCTTTTTTTCAATGTCCCGCATCGAATGTCCGTACACAAAATGTAACTCCAATAACATCTGGTCATAATCGCGTAGGTCATCAATTGCTTTCTTTACTTCCCCCATTAAGTCCATGTGTGCCATTTCAGCCATTTCGGGGCTTTCTACGGGGTTAAATTGGTCTTGGTATGGTATTACCTTGTTTTCTGCCCGTTTGATGTCTATAAACGCATTGTGTAGCATTTTGAAAAGATAGATGGTGTTGATGGTTCCGTTGTAATTGGCGAATCTGTTTAGTGAACCTTCCTTAATTTGTATTTCCCCCAACTTCAAATACATCGTTTGTACCATATCATCGACTTCATCACGATTCGCACCCAAGTATTTGGCTATTTTGATCCATTCAATGTGGCGTTTGGCTATATCGTTAAGCGTTATCAAAGTAATCTTGGATTTGCAAAATAAAATCTTCAAACGAATATACCAACGC